AAGGGTATCATAAAGATTACTTTTGGTATTTCTTACACGAAAACTTTTATGTTGCTAAAGATAAAGATAAGATTGTTATTGGTATGAAAGAGTTCTTTAGATCTGTATTAGATATTACTAAAGACAAGACTATGAGTGATATTGATAATTTTGGTGTGATTTATACGACTCTAAAAGAAAATCTTGAAAATAAACTATCCTAACTATTTATTGTAATATGAATGATATTACAAGTGAATATTTAAAGTGTAGTCTGGATTATGTTTATTTCATTGAAAATTACTTAACAACATACGATCAAACACAAAAGGGTAATGTCCCTTTTAAATTGTTTGACATACAAAAAAACATACTACATAATTTTAAAAACGAAAGATATAACCTGGCTTTGAAATACAGACAAGCCGGGTTATCTACTATTACAGCAGCCTATGTTTGCTGGTTATTATTATTCGCCGATGAAGAATCACCTGAAAAGGTTCTTATTGTTGCGAATAAACGAGATACTGCAGCCTTAATGTTAAAAAAGGTGAATGAATTCATCAACCAATGTCCTGATTGGATTTTTGATGTTCCAAAAGATAAAATGTATGATAAAACAACGGAATTTCATAAGATATTATATAACAAATCTGAAGTTAAAGCCGTTGCAACATCAATGGATGCTTTAAGGGGTTATACACCTACTTTAATGATTATTGATGAGGCTGCTCACATTGATAATATTGATGTGGAAGAATTCTGGACAGCATCTATGGCGGCATTATCAACAGGGGGTAGAGCAATTCTTATTTCAACCCCAAATGGTAATGATTTATTATATTGGAAAACATATAATAATTCCACATTAGGTAAAAATACGTTTATTATAAATGAAATCAAATGGTATCAAGATCCAAGATATAACATCAATTTGATGTGGTTGAAGGATGATCAAACCATTGAGAATTGGAATGAAGATGAATGGAAGGAATTGGTAAGGAATGGTTGGAAACCAACTTCGCCGTGGTATGAAGGTATGAAAGCCGATATGGATTCACCAAGAAAAGTAAGTCAAGAGATTGATGGAAACTTTGTGGGTTCAGGTAATACATTTGTTGCTGGTGAAGATATTGATAAACAAAAATTAGAAAATGTAATTGATCCTATCAGGGTTGAGGGTTTTGATAAATCGGTATGGATATTTAAAGAACCTGAAAAAGGGCATAGATATGCCGCAGGATTGGATATTTCTTTGGGACAATCAGATGACTGGAGTGTTTTAACTATTGTTGATTTTGAAACTTGGGAACAAGTGTTTGAATGGAAAGGTAAGATGGCTCCTGATGTGGTTGCTGAATTTATATTAAAATATTTAGAGATGTATGGTAATCCAATGTTAATAACAGATTTAACAGGTGGATTGGGTTTAATATGTGTAAATAAGTTAAAAGAATTCGGATACAAAAACTTCTTTTATGATTATAAAGGAAAGGATATGTATGGTTATATCAATAAGGATGAATTACCCGCTGGATTGGTGATAGGTTCATCAATAACAAGGATGAATGTATTAGATGCGTTTGAAAGGAATGTAAGACAAGGTTTCAAAGTAAGAAGTCAAAGAACGTTATCTGAAATGAGAACATTTATTGTGACGGCATCTGGAAGACCTGATCATATGAAAGGATGTAATGATGACTGTTTATTTTCTTTAGCATTGGCATTATACTTATGTGAGGTAAGGTTTAAGGAACTTACAAAGAATGAATCACAAATAAAATCATTATTAAATTCTTGGACTGTTGAAACAACCGTGACAGGTATTCCAACATATAATATGCAAGATAAAATGAATCCTTTGGGGGGACAAACAAATCAAAGACAAGCTCAAAATGAATTTGGTTGGTTATTTGGGATGAAATAAAAAATATAAATATTTATATATATGGCAGAAAATAGTTTAACGATATTTCAGAGAATGGGTATATTATTAGGACCCAATAATGAAAATAAAAGAAAAATAAATAAACCTCAGAGACCTGTAGATCCATTATTGGTGACAACAAGTCCTGAAGAGTTTAAGCAAACAAAAACAGAACTTCAACAACAAAAATACATAAATGATTTATGGGGTAAGGTTGAAAATGATATGTATGCTCGTTCAATTCACAATGAACCAACCAGGATGGCGGCATATTACGATTTTGAATCAATGGAGTTTTTCCCTGAGATTGCTGCGGCTTTGGATATTATGTCTGAAGAAGCAACAGTTCCATCAGAACAAGGTAAAGTATTAACAATATTTTCAGAATCAGAAAGGGTTAGGTCGATACTTCAAGACCTTTTTAATAAAACATTGGATATTGAAACAAACTTACAAGCTTGGACAAGGAATACGGTAAAATATGGTGATAACTTTGTTTATTTACATTTGGAACATGGTGAAGGGGTTGTTGGTTGTACCCAATTACCTACAATTGAAATTGAGAGATTTGAAGATACCGATTTAATTGCGAAGAAAAAGAAAATTAGATTTCAATACAAGACAAAAGATTTACAATTTGAACCATTTCAGATTGCTCATTTTAGATTATTAGGTGATGATAGAAAATTACCATACGGAACATCAATATTAGAAAAAGCGAGAAGGATTTATAGACAATTAGTAATGTCGGAAGATGCTATGTTGATTTATAGGGTTGTAAGAGCACCTGAAAGAAGGATATTTAAAGTGTTTGTTGGTAATATGGAAGATAGTGATATTGAAGCATACATCCAAAAAATAGCGAATAAGTTTAAAAGAACACCTATTGTTGATAGTAAAACAGGGCAAATTGATTTAAGATATAATCAAGCAGGTATTGACCAAGATTGGTTTGTTCCTGTTAGAACTGAAAATGCTGCAAGTCCTATTGATACATTACCAGGAGCTGCGCCATTACCAATTGATGATATTGAATACTTACAAAAGAAATTATTTGCCGCTATTAGAGTACCAGCACCTTTCTTAGGTTTTGGTGAAGCTGTGGGTGATGGTAAAAACTTATCGTTATTAGATATTAGATTTTCAAGGACAGTAAATAGAATACAAAAAGCAATGATTCAAGAATTGAATAAGATTGCTATTATTCATTTATTTATGTTAGGATATGAAGAAGAGTTAGATAATTTTACATTAGCTTTAACTAATCCTTCAACCCAAGCGGAATTATTAAAGATTGAATTATGGTCTCAGAAATTGGATGTTTATTCTAAAGCAATGGCTGACGCAGGTAATGGTTTCTCAGCTATATCTATGGTAAGGGCTAAGAAAGAAATATTAGGTATGTCAGATGAAGAAATTGCATTAGATTTACAACAACAAAGAATTGAGAAAGCTGCGGCGGCTGAATTGGCTAATACTGCTTCAGTTATACCAAAAACAGGTGTATTTGATAAAGTTGATAAGATTTATGGGGTTAAACCTGGTGAAGGTGGTCCTGTTCCTGCTGAAGGCGCTCCTGAAGCCAATAATGAATTTGGTGGAGGTCCTGAAATAGGTGGATTCGGTGGTGGAACCGAATTTGGTGGAGGTCCTGAAACAGGTGGTGAAGCACCTGGTGTAAGTCCTGAGACAGGTGCTGAATCGGGTGGTGGTGGAACACCTCCTCCGGGTGGTCCTGAAGGGGCTCCACAGGAATCATTTATACCTGGAAGACATAAGCCTTTAATAACTGAAAAGTTAATAAGTAAAACAGATAGTTATAATAGGGATATAAAAGAAATGATAGAAAAAATTGATAAAAGTATTCTATAATTGAATAACTATATATTTATTGATATAACAAAATACGACTATGACATTTGGTAAAATTAAACAAGATATAAACAATATATTATTTGAATCTTATTCAGATAAAAATAAGTTTAAGAAATTATTTAAGGAGTTTTATAACATACTTAAAAACAATAAAACAATTAAAGAATATTACATAACATATTCTAATATTGAGAATAAAAAATTTGATGATGTGTCGGATGCGACTACTTATTTGAATGAAAGTATAGATTATCTTAAATCGTTAGAAAATGACTTTTCAATTGCACACGATTTTATTTTAAAATATAAATCAGATAAGGTATATACGAAAGAAACATTATTAGAGAATATTGATATTTTAATTAGGGATACTAAATCTAATTTAATTGAAGGTAGAATGAATGCTAAAAAATATTTGGTATCACATTTATTAACACAAAAATCTGTATCGGATAATGTAGTTGAGGGAACACTACCAATAAAAGTTTATACTAATTTAATTGCTAAGAAGTTCAATAAAAAATATGAACATTTAACTGAATGGGAAAAAGATTTAGTTAAAACAATGATTGGTAACGATGAAAATAAATTATCTTCAATTGAAGAAAGTATAATTAAAGAAAACTTAGAATTAGTTGATTCTAAAATTAATATTGGTGATACAGAATTAAAAGAAAAACTTTCAAAAGTTAAATTAAAATTGGAATCTTATTCATCGGAAGATAAAAAAGATAGTATTATTAAATTAATCAAGTTAAAATCAGATTTGGAAACTATATGAAAAAAGTAAAATTAACCGAATCTGATTTGACTAGAATTGTTAAACAGGTCATTAATGAAGGTATTTCGGATGGTGAAATTAATACGTTAATTAGTGAGTATGAAAAAAAACTTGAGGATTTATGTCGTAATATAAGTATTATGGGGTTAGAAGATCTATGGGATGATCAGTCAATCACTCGTGAAATTTATGATACTATATCCGAAATTGAGGATTATGATGACGATAGATTGTATGATATTAAAAGTAAATTTGAGGAGTTATCAACTAAAATGAATGTTATAACTAAAAATTTACATGAAGTAATATCAATAATGGATTCTATATATTAAAAAAATATTGACCTTTTCCCGGAGTTCAAAAAGTAAAAGCCCACACTAAATTTTTTTTTAGTCGTGGGTTTTTTATTTTAAATTATTTTACATATATTTGTCAAATGAGATCAATAAAATATTTAAACCAATACCTAATATTTAGTGGTAATGAAAGTGTTATATATAAAAAAATAAACGAACATGAATTTGTTGCTTATTATGCTGACGATAGAGGTTTATATGATTATATTGAAACATATGAATTTAAGAGATATTCTAAAGTAAATTATAAATATATTAAGAATACTGAATTTCAATCAGTTATGAAAAATAAATATAGAGTTGAAGATTTGTGGGAAAAATATTTTGTAAATTAAAAAAATAGTATTACATTTGTGGTATGGATAAAAATAAATTAGAGAGATTAAAAGAAATCCTCTCAATCCCATCGGTATCCGGTAGGGAAGAAAAGGTTCGTAAATACATTGCTGATTGGGCGACAAGTCGCGACATTCCGCATTATACTGACAAAATTGGTAATATTTACCTAACAAAAGGTGAATCTGAATATTACCCATGCATGGTAGCTCATATGGATACTGTTCATAAAATTGAACATCAAGGTATTGAAATTGTTGAAGAAACTTATGTAAGGAGTCAATATGACTATTCAAGTGTATGTGATGGACAACAAGTTCTTCGTGGTTATGTTAAAGGAAAAACACATACGAAAAATAATAGAACTGGTTGTGGTGGAGATGATAAAGCAGGTATTTTCTTGGCTCTTGAAATAATGGATAGCTTTGAAGTTATGAAATGTGCTTTCTTTATTTCAGAAGAAATTGGATGTATCGGTTCAAGGGAAGCTGATCCTGATTTCTTTAAAGATGTTGCCTACACTATTCAACACGATTCACCTGAAAATGATACAATTTCTTGGTATTGTTCAGGTTATCAATTATTCAGTAGTGAATGGGCTAAACCTGGTGTAGTTATTGATGAAGAAACAGGTAAGAGTAAATTTGAGGGTAAGATTGGTGATTTATTATACGATCATGGTGTAAGAATATTTGCTCGTCATCCATTTACTGATGTTAGTCAATTAACTAAGAAATTTGATTTCGAATGTATTAATTTACCTGCGGCTTATTACCAATACCACACATCAAATGAGTGTGTTTTAATTGATGGTATTGAAATCGCATATGATTTATCAGTAGCAATTATTGAAAGATTAGGTAATGAAAAACAACTATTTGAACAACAAGAATCGACATATAATACTTATAGTTCTGGTAATGGACAATCTTATAATTATGGGAGTAATTATGGGAGTGGTAATGGATATGCTTATGGTTATAGTGGGAGTTCTAACAGCAATTGGAGTGGTGGTAAAAAATACCTATCACAAGATGAAATTAGGACAAAGATTAAAAAATTTTACAAAGACAAATTCAATATGAGTGATGATGAATTTTCCTTTATTTTTGATGGACTTCATTATTATATTGATGATTTTAATGGGAGTGATAGTATAACTGAAGTAATGGAAGAATATAAAGACACACCTTTTTATCTTAACTAATTGATAATGAATAAAGTATATTTAGAACCGGTAGAACATAAGTATTTTAATAGGGAGACTGGTGAGCAATACACGTCAATATCGGCAATCTTAGGTAAGTATAAGGTTAAGTTTGAGGAGGATAAAATCGCTTCGGCGATTGCAAGACGTGATGGTAGAAAGAAAGAAGATATAATTGCCGAATGGAGAGCGATTAATAAGGAAGCGACTGATTTTGGGACTTATAAAGTTCATAATCCGATTGAAGATTATATTAACGCTAAAGGATTTTATTTTCCGACAGATGATTATGAAAGACAGGTTATTGAGGCTTTTAAGAGATTAGATTTATTAAGAGCTGAAACCATAATGGCTGAGGAGTGTTTATGGATTGATGAATATAAAGTTGCTGGAACATCCGATTTGGTTTTGGATTATGGTGATTTCTTTGATATCAATGACTACAAATCCAATAAAAAATTAACATATAAAAATGATTATGGTAATTGGATGAAGGGTTGTTTATCACATTTGTCAGATTGTTCATATAATGCTTATGCGATTCAATTAAGTTTTTACGCATATATGTATCAATTAAGAACAGGTAAAAAACTCAGGGAATTAAAGATTTTATGGTGGAATAGGGAAACTATGGATTTTGATAGAGTTCCTTTACCATATATGAAATATGAAGTTTTAGAAATATTAAAAGAAATTAATTTGTAATTTTAAAAAAAAGAAATATATTTGTAGTGTAATTTAAAATAGAGAATAAAAATGATTAGTATCACAGAAATTAAAGAAAAATATAAAGATCAATTGTCAATCGATCTTTTGGACTTATTAAAGAAATATGACCCATCGGCTCAGAATAAGTCAAGTCAGTTTAAATACACTAAATGGTTAGTGTCTTGCACCGATGAAATTGAAAACCTTAAAAAGTCAATTCTTGATGAATTTACTGATTGGTTGGAAAATGATTTCAATAAAGAATGTGCAATTTTTGATGAGTTAGCGAAAGAAGGTTTTATTAAAGGTGCTGATTCGGATATTTTCAAATATAAGTCAGTTGATGAGTTTAATAAGGTGTTGGAAGTGGCTAAACAACAACGTGAGTTGAAGCGTAGGGAAAAAGAATTCCATAAGTATTTTGAGGATGATGAATATATCATCGGAACACCTTTAACCTATGAGGCTTCTTTAACGTATGGTTCTAGTACTAAATGGTGCACAGCTTCAAAAGATACATCAAATCACTTCTATTCTTACTCAAAGAATGTGTTGATTTACTTTATCTCAAAGAAAAATCATAATAAAGAAACCTATGGTATCTACTTACAAGCCGAGAAATTGGGTTCAGATTTCAGTAGATTGGATTCTAAAGGTAAGAAATTCACAGCAATTCAAAAACACATTGAATTCTGGAATGTTCAAGATACCAAAACTGAAGTAAAGGACATTGTATTTGGTAGTAGAACCAAAGAAATGTTTATTAACTTGTATGAATCGGTTATCAAACACATTGAGGATAGACCTAATATAAAGTCTAAATCCTAATGATTGATAGTATTATTGAAAGATACCCTGATAAACTACCCATAGACTAAAAATCTATGGGTTTTGTAGGATTAATCCTAACTGGGTGGTTTATTACACCGCTTACATCTGTAAAGGACAAA